AGATTATTCTTTATATTCTGGGAAGCTTGCAAAGCAGATACAAGATGCTACGGAATGTGCTACCTCAAAAATAGACGGAGTGGCTTTTCATTCATGGCATCATCGGAAACTGTTAACCAAGCTACTATCTCCTCGGATTCAAGATTTGGTATCTTATCAAAATCCGGGGCTGACGCTAAAAAAATGTTTACCGACAAGGTTGTACCAATATCCGTTAACTATCCTTTCTTCTTTAAACCAATACAAGATGGAATGGATAGACCAAAAACAGAATTGGCATATCGTGTTCCCGCAAGTAAATTTACAAAAAAGAGCATCATTACTAACCAAAAAACTGAAGAGCTCGAAGGATTAGATACAACTGTTGACTGGAAGAATACAGGCGATAATAGTTATGATGGTGAAAAACTTGCGCTATTAGTACATGATGAAGCCGGTAAATGGGAAAGACCTGAAAATATATTAAATAACTGGCGTGTAACTAAAACTACATTGAGATTAGGTTCAAGAGTTATAGGTAAATGTATGATGGGTTCAACAAGTAACTCGTTAGATAAAGGTGGCGAGAACTTTAAAAAACTATATAATGATTCAGACGTTACAAAAAGAAACCGCAATGGACAGACTCGCTCGGGATTATATAGTTTGTTCATACCTATGGAATGGAACTTCGAAGGATTCATTGATTCTTTTGGATTACCTGTATTCAATACGCCAAAAAAAGAGGTCAAAGATAATTACGGCCAGTACATTGATGTCGGCGTTATCGAGCATTGGGAAAACGAAGTAGAAGGCTTAAAAGGAGACCAAGACGCATTAAATGAATTTTATAGACAATTTCCAAGGACTGAAGAACATGCTTTCAGAGATGAAACTAAAAATAGCATATTTAATCTTGCTAAAATTTACGAACAGATTGATTTTAATGAAGAAGCTAGATATGATAGTGTTATCAGTCGTGGCAGTTTTCAGTGGAAAAACGGGATCAAAGACTCAGAAGTAGAATTTGTACCAAATTTAAATGGTAGATTTAATATTAGTTGGATTCCTAATACTAATTTACAAAACAGAATAGTAAACAAAAATGGAATTAAATATCCTGGGAATGAGCATATGGGTGCATTTGGCTGCGATAGTTATGATATATCCGGAACTACCGACGGCAAAGGATCTAAGGGTGCATTACACGGCCTTACTAAATTTAGTATGGAAGATGCGCCGGCTAATAAGTTTTTTTTAGAATATATAGCTAGACCAGCTACGGCTGAAATGTTTTTTGAAGATGTTTTAATGGCATTAGTATTTTACGGTATGCCAATACTTGCAGAAAATAACAAACCAAGATTGTTATATTATTTAAAAAGAAGAGGATATAGAGGTTATTCAATGAATAGACCTGATAAAATATATAATAAATTATCTGTTGCAGAAAAAGAAATAGGTGGCATACCTAATTCTAGTGAGGATATAAGACAAGCCCATGCTGCCGCTATTGAAACTTATATTAACAGTTATGTTGGTGAAAAACCTAGCGGAGGCTATGGTGATATGTATTTTAATACTACATTAAATGATTGGGCTAAGTTTGATATAAATAAAAGAACAAAATTTGATGCAGCAATAAGTTCTGGTTTAGCAATAATGGCGTGTAATCGACATTTATATACACCTAGACCACAAATAAAATTACAAGATAAAGTTAATTTTAGCTTTGCTAAATATAACAATAAAGGAAATTTTTCAAAAATAATACGATAAATGGCACAAACATTTAAACACGGTATTTTTCCTAGTCAGTCAGTACCTGACGTTGAGAAAGCAGATCCAAAATATGGAATGCAAGTAGCTAAAGCTATAGAAGCTGAATGGTTTAAAAAAGATTCAGGAAGTACCCGTTATTTTGCCAATAGAGATAACTTTCATAGATTAAGATTATATGCTAGAGGTGAACAAAGTATACAAAAATATAAAGACGAATTATCAATTAACGGTGATTTATCTTATTTAAATTTAGATTGGAAACCAGTACCAATTATACCTAAGTTTGTAGATATAGTTGTAAATGGTATTTCAAATAGAACATATGATTTAAAAGCATATTCAGTTGACCCTGTTGCTACTAAAAGAAGAACACAATTTGTTGAAAATTTATTAAATGACATGTACGCTTCTGATTTTGCAAATAAAATACAGCAAAATTTAGGAGTAAATACATTTTTTAACGAACAACAAAATATACCGGATGATGAAGAAGAATTAAACGTTCATATGCAGCTAAGCTATAAACAAAGCATAGAGATTGCACAAGAACAAGCTATTACTAACGTTTTTGATTTAAATAAATATGATTTATTAAAAAGAAGATTAGATTATGATATAGCTGTAGTTGGTATGGGTGCTGTAAAAAATACTTTTAATACAGCAGAAGGTATTAAATTAGAATATGTTGATCCTGCTGATTTAGTATATTCATATTCAGAGTCACCTTATTTTGATGATTTATATTATGTAGGCGAAATAAGAACCATTAGTATGGTTGAACTTAAAAAACAATATCCTTATCTTACTGATGAAGATATAAAACAAATAGAAGATAAAGGATCAGATACTAGATTACATAATAAATCTTATAGTGCAGAAAGTCAAGATAAAAATTTTGTTAATGTATTATATTTTGAATATAAAACATTTGAAAATCAAGTATACAAAATTAAAAAGACTTCAACTGGAGCTGATAAAGCTATAGAAAAAACTGATCAATTTAATCCACCTAAAGACGCAAGATCAAGATTTGAAAAAGTAAATAGATCAATAGAGGTATTATATGAAGGTGCTAAAATAGTTGGACACGAAAATTTATTAGAATGGAAAAAATGTGTTAATATGACACGTCCAAAAGCTGATATAACAAAAGTACAAATGAGTTACAACATTGTAGCTCCTAGAGTATATAAAGGAAAGCCTGAATCTTTAGTTAGCAGAATGACTACGTTTGCTGATATGATTCAAATAACGCATCTAAAATTACAACAAGTATTGTCTAGGCTTGTTCCCGATGGGGTATTCTTGGATGCGGACGGCATTGCAGAAGTTGATTTAGGAAACGGAACAAATTATAATCCACAGGAAGCATTAAATATGTATTTCCAAACTGGTTCTGTTATTGGTAGATCAATGACTCAAGACGGTGATTTTAATAATGGCAGAGTGCCTATACAAGAACTAAGGTCATCAGGAGGTAATCAAAAAATTGCAAGTTTAATACAATCTTATAATTATTACTTGCAAATGATGAGAGATGTAACCGGTTTAAATGAGGCAAGAGATGGTAGTATGCCAGATCAAAAATCATTAGTTGGTTTACAAAAATTAGCTGCTGCTAATAGTAATACAGCAACAAGACATATATTGCAAGGTGGTTTATATTTAACATTAAAAACTGCTGAAGCTGTATCATTAAGAATATCAGATGTATTAGAATTTTCAAATACTAAAAGATCTTTTGTTCAAGCATTAGGTAAATTTAATATAGGTGCAATGGAAGAATTATATACTTTACATATGCACGATTTTGGTATATTTTTAGAATTAACACCTGATGACGAAGAAAAACAATTACTTGAAAATAATATTCAAATGGCTATAACTCAAAAACAAATTGAGTTAGAAGATGCTATTGATGTAAGAGAAATTAAAAATCTTAAATTAGCAAATCAAGTATTGAAAATGAGAAGAAAAAGAAAGCAAGAAAGAGATAGGCAAATGCAACTTGAAAATATACAGGCTCAGGCAAATGCTAACGCACAATCTGCGCAAGCAGCGGCCGCAGCTGATATGCAAAAACAAAATGGTATTGCTGAAAGTAAAGTACAAATTGCACAAGCTCAAACACAATTTGATATACAAAAAATGGAAAGAGAAGCTGCTATTAAAAAAGAATTAATGGAATATGAGTTTCAATTAAACATGCAGCTTAAAACAGTTGAATCAGATGTGATTAAAAATAAAGAGAAGTATAAAGAAGATCGTAAAGACGAAAGAACAAAAATACAAGCTAGTCAACAAAGTGAATTAATACAACAAAGAAAAAATAATACACCACCTAAAGATTTTGAATCGGCTGGCTTTGATAACTTAGGTGGATTTGGTTTAGAACAATTCGAACCAAGATAACCTTTTAAAAAATAATAACTATGGGAATGAGAGGCAAAGACTTTCCGGAAAACGTTGTAGGATCTGTTTTTACAGCTGCAAGTAGCGATGCTATAGTTCCACCTACAAATCATATATTTGTTGCATTTACTGTTTTAGCAGCGGCAACATTTGATGCTAGTGGTGGTTTAATAGCAGAATCAGCAACTCAGTTTGCTAACACTGAAGATGCGGCTAATGATTTAGCTGCAGGGTCTGAAACAAACAATGAAGGATCAGGTGGTGTGCAAATTACAAATTCTAATGCATCGTTTCCTGCTGGAGTAACTATTCACGGTAGATATACTGAAATGGATCTTGCAGGCGGAAGCATTATTGCGTATTACGCAAGAAAATAAATAACTTTAAATAATTATATAATATTTTATCATGGCAGAAGAAATAAAAGTA